GCTTTACCATAATTTAATAAACCACCAAATAATTTTGGTTGGTGATAAAATGCCTTCTTTAGAATTGGGTCACTCACCATTAAATCATAAATTCTTTTTTCACGTTCTTGTTTTTCTTTTTCTTTTCTATCTATATCATCTTGAGTTGTATCATCTTCTTCATCCTCGCCAGAACTCTTCATTTCATCACCTAGATTAGTTGAAATCCTATCAACAACTTCTTTATTGGAATCACTAATATTAACTTGAGTTACATTCTTACGTTTTTGTTTTATACCACCAACAACTTGTGGTGCGATAATCTTACCATTCTCATCCTTACCACCTTCTTGATATTGACCATCCTTCAACACTGTGAATGAATTATCTACAGTATCCAAAGAACCACCTATGTTGATTAAGAATTCACCATCTTTATTAACACCCTTAGCATATTTACCAGTACCGTAAACATCAGTTATTTCCATTGTTTGACTTTTCTCAGTATCATTAAGGATATAAACAACTTGTATAAATCCACCCTTCTCTATCTTAGTAGACATTGGTACAGCAGCTTCATCAAGTATTGTCTCCAATAATTTATATTGGTCTTCTGTTAATATTAATTTCATCGTATTCGCTTTTTATATAAATATCCAACTATAAACGAAAATCCCCAACCTTTTACTGGTTAGGAATCTCCCCGCTCTTTAAACGTGCTTTTAATTGTTCACCACTAACTTTTGTAGTCCTAGTACCTTTACCATTACTTGTTGCGTTAGCTTGCTGTTCTTCTATTTGTTCTTGCCTTTTTTCATTTTCATTTATGAATTTGGTTAAAAAGAACCTTCTTTCATATGTCGGCATTGATAACACATCCGCATAAGATATTTTTAAGTGTCTCATGCAAAGATATATCTCATCCAATAATGGAACCTTATACTCCGATGTTAGGCCAAAAAAACTTGAGGTTAAGAGGAAGAAACGTACTTACGGACCCACCCCCAGGAGTCCCGACAGTAATCTTTAAATCCACACCACAGTCAATTGATTCAATATAATCTCTTAATACCTTAGCGTCCCCAACTCTCATATTCTCAGAAAATGATTGAATGGTTTCTGGATTTGTATCACCGTTAACCGAAACTAATTGTTTTGCAAGGGTATAAGTATTAGTATTGTTTATTGGTAATTTAAGAGTTTCCACCTCATATTCAACCTTTTCAGCGATATCTTCACCCTCACCAACGGTAAGGAATTTAAATTTAACGACTACCCCAGATACTGGAAGTTTAAATTCAAAATGACCATCAGCATCTGGTTCTGCTTTTAATTCAACTGTTTTAATCTCATTTAAATCAACATCCGTTTCAAATGGTTTTCCATATTCATCTTCAACAACAATTGGATACATATTACCATATCCAGTTGCTCTAAGCCAAAGCATGATAGCATTTCTATCACCTTCAACCAAATCTCTATATCTTAAGTCTGGTTCAAGAATCTTTCTATTAATAAGAATTTCTAAGAATTGTCCACTAGATAGAAGGTTTGGTGATGTAAGAATATTCTCATCAGCCGTACTCATGTATGCCACCTTGATATTCTTTTTCTTATTCTTATATAATTTACCACCAGAGGGTAATGGGATTACATCAAACGCAGAATTCATCTGTGGTTGACTTAATTGTTGAATATAAATATCATCTGGTGAATCATTATTCGGTTGGCCATTACTAGACGGTGGTGTAGGTGGTACTGTTGGTGGTACTTGTTGGTTTTGAGGGTTATAAATAGAACTAGGTGGTACCTCAACTTGCGCTGTGGCCTGTTTTGCTTTCATATCCTCAGTATACTTTTGAAACCTAACCATTTCTTCATATGACATAGCACCTTCTTGAATCTCTTGAGTATCTAATGGTGTTCCTTGTCCTTGTGCATCAGCTATCTTAGCTTGTGGTGAGTTCTTTTCCATCTCAGCCATAAGAGCAGCCCTAGCAGCATTACCATCAGCAACACTTGAAGCCGTACGTTCTTCAGCATGGGCCCTAAGAGCCATTTCCTCAGCAGTTCTTCTTCTCATTTCCTCAGCAGCCGCAGATTCTCCATTGGATACTTGACTTGAATTCCCAATTGGGTCATTATTTTGGACTGGTTGTCCTTGATTTAATGCATTAGCATTCGTTTTTGATTGTTCTCCACTTGGGAAAACGTTTGGTTTGTTATCCATATTTTTAAAACTTAAATTTACTTAGGTGTAATTTATCCTAATCTACTATATAAATACCAGTAGTAAAGTTTTTTGTAGAAACAAAAAGACCACCCAATTTTGAGTAGTCTTTAATAATTTATATTTTGATTAATTTATTTTTCCTTTGATTCATCCGAATCTTCTTCTGATTTCTCAGAATCTGTACTTTCGATTAAAAATGTGGCATCTAACTTCTTCATTACTGATGCAAAGTTTTCCATAACCATTTTTTCCTTTTCGGCTCTAATTTGACTATTTGGTTTTCTCTCTATTTTCATAACTATCTTTATTAATAAATATCATCTTATAATTAAAAAAACCACACGTTTGTATGGTTTTTCTAATAAAAAATAATGTTTCTTTCTATTAAATTAATTTATATTTTCTATATTTTCGATATTAAATTTAGAGTGAACACCATCAAATGGGTCAACACCATCACCTTTATTATCATACCACTCATCAACGACTTCACTTTGTTTAATAAACCATTCTCCCATTTTCTTCATTCTACTTGGTGTCATTTGTAATTTCATTTCATTGGTTTGATGTCCAAAATGTTGTGCTCCTATAACTAATACTGGGTATGCATAATGATTTTCACTGGTATTAAATTCTAATTTTTCTATTTCAAATTTAATACCACCATTATTAATATGCATATTAATGCATTGTGAATTTGTTTTTTCTGTTTTCATAAATATATTTCTATTAATATAATTTATATTTCTAATATAGTAAATAATATCTATAACAATTCCATTTTTAATTTTTCAATAACACTTTCTGGATTATTATTTATATCCATTTCCCAAAATCTTAATAATTTATAACCATTGTCTAGACACCATTTATTTTTTATTTTATCTTGTTTTAAATTTTTTATTTGGGCAATATATTTTGGTGTTGAAAATTTTGAATTTGGGTTACAATGCCAATAATCACCATCCACCTCTATTAGTATTTTCTTACCAGATATTTTAAAATCATATAATGATTTTATTTCCCTAATATAATATTGGTGATAAAAATCCACACCATCTACCATTGAAAAATTACTTATTAATATATTTCTAAATGTATCTTCTAATTTAGATTTAGTTTGAAATCCATTTTTAATAATATATTTCATTCGTGCGTGTGATTGCTTTTCTCGCTCCTTTGGGTCTGACCATCTTAATATTGCTGACTTAGCTATAGATTCTTTATGTTCCTCCGATTTTGGAACACCAGATAATTTTTTAGAGATATTATTACCACGATTTGGATTAGACATCACCTTATCAATATTATCCCTAACTCTAGGGTCATCAATTGTTAATCCATCATTCCACATCTTAAGTGTACCATCCTTATGCATTTTTTTCTGTGTTTCATGTGATTTTTTAAGTACTTCTTTATTATGACCCCAATTATTATTAACCCTAGCGGAATGACCATGAACATACCCAACAAACCCTTTACCAATTGATAAGAAATTAGGTTTATCACCACAACCACACTTACATATTGGTTCTTTACCATTTAACACATAATCTACATATGTTTGTTCAGCATTAATATTATGTTTTTGACCTCTATGTCTTCTTACAGAGTCTAGTGATTTAAACTCTCTATTACATTCTTTACAAGTTACCATAAACTAAAAATTCTTTTAATATATTCGTTATTTTATACAAATATACTAAAAGAATTTTATAAGTCAAGTGTTTGATACAGCCACCTTACTAAATATTTCGTAAGTGCTTGATAATAAGTAGTCTAAAAAAGAAGTATTGCTCTATCGAATCTAAGTGTTGCTGTAATATCAGCAATTGAATCATCGTCCATTGATAACTCACCAAATCCAACGTTTGTTAACATTGTCCCTTGAAGTACCCATTTTTCGATAACTACACCAGTTGGGTCAAGCATCTCTAATTCAACATCTTTCTTGTATCCAGCAGCATAACCTTGTCTACCAGTAATTGATTCTGAATGTAAACGAACCCATTCCATAATTGCTTGTGCCGCAGAAGGACCGATTGGGTCTCTAAACGTTACATCAATTGAACTCCATTTGAATCTACCGATTACCCATGTAGATGTGTTAAGGAATGGTATCTCTACCTCGTCTTGTTCTATAGATGGTCTGGAAGCTGACGCTAACCACCATTCTTGAATACCTAAATCCGCTGGGAATCTTAGGAGCCATCTGTTCTTTTTCTTTGGTTCGTAAGGAACAGGCATTTTCATTAATAAATCGGCCATAATATTGTGTTTTTAAATTTTGTTTCTGTTATTTAATAATAAATACATCGAACTTTAATTTTTTCTAAAAATTCATTGTTATCTACTATATAAATATCAAGAACTTTAAAAAAAAAAGTAGTAAATTTTTACTTTGTAGTTTTTTCAGTATTATATATTGAAATATTAGTAATTAATCCTAGTTCTTCAGCGGCAAGTGATAAATTGGTTTCTATTTTAAAGTTGTTCGCTTGTAACTTATCCATAGCACCCTCTAGACCACTCTCTTCTAACGTATTAGCCAACTTCTCTATTTCTGGGCCAGATAGTGTCTTTCCAATCTTTTGGATGACCTCAGCGTTGTTTAACGCATTACTAGCTGTTTGTGCATTAACACCAGTTAATTTGATACCCATTAACATAGCAGTACCTAATACAACTTCCCTCCAGTTTTCCCTTATGGGTTGACTAGATTTATTAATGTGACCAATTAAGACTTCTAATTGTGCTTCTGATATTAATAACTTCATCGGTTTGTCTTTTTATATAAATACTTCTTAAACTAAAAAAGAGGCCGTTTAAGCCTCTTTTTTGTTTAATGTATATGTTGATATTAGATATCGTCAAATGATGCACCTGTGTTCATTATATTGAACTCTACACAAATGAATTCTAATGCTCTTGTTGGTTTAATAAAGATTCTACCACAAAGTTCATTTCTATCTCTTGCTTCTGGGTCATCATCAAGAACAACTCTAAAGTCTGTAAGACCTCTCTCACTTCTAATGTTATCCAAGATTGGATTAACTAGTGAAAGGAATTGATTTCTAACGATGTCATCATTTTGTTCGAATAAAAGTCTGAT